AATGGGATGTGGTCAAACGGCTCATTGTGCAAGATGTGCTTGCCCTCAGCGCCAATCGCGCAGACGCGGCGGCGCTCGGCAATGCCGTCGCCGTCGTAGTCCATATTGATGATGCACTCGTAGTAAGGCACAGACCGCAGTGTCGGGTCTGACGGATCGACCGGCATAGACGACTCTAGGTCTTGGAATCTGTTGCTGACCTCGCGGTCGGTGTCCAGCTCATTCTCTCCGGCGTACTGCTCAACTTCCTCGCGGTCATAACCCATAGCCACAAGGTCTGAGACGGTCATGTTTGTGCGGTGCGCGATAAAGTCAGCGTCCTCAAGCGAACTCGCGTGACGCGATACCAAGAACTCCTCAGGCGGAATGTTGATGATTTTGATTTCGCCTTCTTCGCGCTTGATGCGTACAGTCAGATCGTACTCTGAGCGCAGGTCTTCGGTCTCGCCGGTCTCGTCGTTATACATGCTGTCAACGACGGTCTCTGTCTGAGACACAAGCTCGACAGTCGGGTCGGACAGCAGCATTGTCAGTTCTTCCTCTGACAGGCCGCTATATTCTTCCTCGTCAACTTCCTCGCGTGTCTGGTAAAAGAACTTTACGACGCCCAAACGGAACAGCAACGCATCCTTGAAAAACGTGTGCAGGATTTGGTAGCCGGGGTTCTGGGTATTAAGCACATAATTGACGTAATCAGACGCCTGCTCGGCGGATTCCATATCCTCAGCAGTGCGCGGGCTAAAGCGGACATATTTGTCGTTGGTCGTGAACACCCGCATGAGGTTAGGCATGATGGCCTCAACGGTGTCGGCAACTTCAGTCGCAATCACTGTTGAGCGACCGTCTATCTCGTTTCCGAGTGGCTCGCCCAAGTACATGTCCAAGGCGCGTAGCCGGTCGGTCGTGTACTCGTTGTCGAAGTGATTGAGCGCGTCGGTGATCTCACCAGACACGATGCTGCCCAATTGTTCGTCGTCCATCTTTTTAGCCATTTTTCCTTGCACCTTTTGCCGTACGTTTTGGCGTACGTTTAACCTTGGCCGCCGGTTCTGGCGTGTCCACATTATTGCACACTTCCGCCTTTGGTTCTAGCGGGGGCTGCGGTCGCCTTATCCGGCCAACAGTCGGTCGCCTGACGTTCAATTCATCTTCGCCTTTTTGATGACCTTCTTGACCGCAGTCTTAATTGGTGCGCCGCGCTTGCCAGCAGTCTCGACTGTGCCTTTGCTGGTCTTCACAAACTTAGACGGCGCAGGTGCGGGCGTCATGTCAGGCATAGCGTTCTTTCCCTGAATACAACGCTGCTTTATTTCGCACCGACCCTTATATGGGCAGTTATCACAAACAATCATGCTTTGGCCTTCTTTCTCTTTTTTGCGGTCTTTGCAGCCGCTTTGAAAGCCGCAGCCGTGGGCGCACCCTTGGCTCCGACCTTCCTCATTTTCTCACCGCTGCCCGCCTTAATGCGTGCGCGTTTCTTGGCGATATTGCGATACAAAGACATCAGCAGTATTTACCGAGAACTTGCTTTGCGCCGCCTGACTTCTTTCCGTTATTTTTTTTGCTGTATGCCATATCTAACTTCCTTTTTTCCACTTGGTTGAACTCGATTTAGTCTTGCTCGGAGACCACTTAACACGGTTAGCCCAATATGCCGCAGACATAGGGCCTTTGGCTATGTTCTTCGCGTGACGCGACTTGAACGCCTCACGCTGACCAGCCGTCTGGTTGGTCTTCACGCCCTGCTGCCCAAAGCGGATTGTCTTAACCTGATCTCCGGACTTCGCCACAACGACGTGCGACTTGGTCGGGTGCGAGGGCGTGCGCTTCGGCTGATTGTAACCGGAGACGCCAGCTTTGGCTAGTCGGGGGTCTTTTGGCTTGCGTGGGGGCATTAGAACATAATCCCTTTAGGTTGCGGCTCTCTGTCTATTTGAGATGCGCCTAACAAACCAAGGCCGCCTACGCTAAACATTAGCTCTGGAAACTTTTTATAAAGAGACTTTCGCTCATTTTCGTTTTTATACTTGTAAACCTTTTTGATGCCAGCGTCGTCCAGTATCCGCAAAGTTTCTTTTGTAGCGTTGTCAGGAACAATAGCACCCTCAAACTCACTAAGGCTTACCGCCCTTTTAGGTTTTGCCTCAAAATACTCTGTACCCATATTTTGCATTTCGTTTTTGATTTTCTTAGCTTCGGCCAAAACACTTTCATCAACAATGCCCTTGTATTGGTTGTGATACTCGTACTTGCCCCAATCCCCAAGAATCAAATCCTCTACCAACTCCTCAGCGGCTCTATTGGCCTCATATGACCGCAGCCCAGAGCTTTCAATAACAGCGTTCCTAATTTTAGCATTAAAAGGATCGTAAATTTCCTGCAAGTCCTCTTTATCAACCTCAAACCTAGATGGGCTAACAACTCGGCGGCGAGCAGCCCTAACGTCGGCTGCCGTTTTAAATTTAGGCGCGACTTTGGCTCTTGTGCCAGCAATTCCACCAGAAAACCCTTCGGCCCCAGCGCCCTCCTTAGCCATCTGCTTAACCATATTTTCCAGCGTGGCGGGTTTTGTCTTTGGCCTGCCGCTAGGTGTATACCCAACAAAAATGTTTTGATTGACCTCGCCACCAGCGTCGATCATTTTGGCTCTTTGATCGCCAAGCCAATCGTAATAATCTTCAGTTTCGACAAAATTATCCCTGACCTTTTGTCTGAAGCTGTAATAATCCTCAGCCTCGTCTATATCTGGGAGAAGCCCCTTTTCCTGCATATATTTTGCACGCAAAGGGATAGACCCATACGCGTCATCTCCAGTAAAAATAGCGTTGGCTGATGATGCCGCATCGTCCCCATCAAGAAGATTGCCAAAAGGTTTGAAATACTCGTCATTAACAAATTTTTCTGCATTTGCATTTGGGGTGCTATCCACCTTCGGTCGCCTAACAGTGTAAGCATCAGCAGAGTAAACAGGATTTTTCGCGCTTGGAGTTGCCATTGATGGCGGGCCAAGAAGACTTACATCTCCAAATGTCATAAGCGGATTGTCTGGATTTGAAACAGCCAAAGACGGCACAGGTAGCCCCCCAAGCGCATCAGACTGCATCAATGGGCCTTCGTGGATGTTGTGCTGAACCATTAAAGGATACTCAGGCACGTCAGCCATTTTTGTCGCAACCCTAGCGGCTCTAGGTGCATCAACGCCCAAAAGCCCACCGGCATCAAGATCAACGACGCGAACATCAGCAACATCTGCCCCAGCCTCAATCATACGCGCCAAACGGTGATGACCGTCTCGTACAAAAAACTCTCCGCCCTTTTTAACAACAAGTGGCGGCCCCTCAGTTAGAGGCGCGTCTCCGCCACTGAGCAAACCCGGTTGCGTTGCCTTTAGCTGGGAAATAGGCACAGACTGAACAGTAGCTGGCGGCTCCATATATTGTATCGCGTCAGTGCCGTCATCTAGCTTTACAATACGAGCCTTAGCTCTTTCCTGCTCATAACCAGATGTTATTTTTTGTAATTCATTAAATCGAGTTCTAGATGCTTCCATATTTTGGGGGTCTATAGGCTCGGTGACTACACGACCCAGACCTGCGACCTGTTCCGGCGGGGCGGATGAAGCGGCGACGACCCGCTCCTCTGATTTTGTAAGGCTAGGAAAATCCTTTACTTCAGGAAAAATATCTGCCGCGTTAGACGCAACCCTGCCAGCCCTTGGCAGCTTCATAGCAGCGCCAACAGGAATAAGTGGCGGCACAACCGTGCCAGCGGCCATAAAGGCGTCACCGAGCAACCCTAGACCTTGCAGGCCAGCGTCCATATACCGACCGCTGCCAATGTTAGCCATCATGCTTGGCAGCATCCGACCGGCTTGGGATGGGTCAGCCATACCACCAGCCGCATCTGTAATGCCAGAGCCGGGGGCTAACATCAGGCCAGCGGCTAACGGCGCGTATGGGTCAAACGAAGCCATATCCATAGGCTTCGCTAACAAGCCGCGCTCGTATTCGTCTCTAAATTGATCCACTAAACCACCCAATTCGTTTTTGGTTTCAAACTGCGATTTGAATTATACCCTCTT